CAGACCCTGCACCCGGGCCAGGTCAAGCAAGCCGCGCCGCTGCAGATTCGGCGGCTGGTCGAGCTCGATGACTGGTTGGCTGCCGCGATCGCGGCGGCGCATGCCCGGGGCGACGGAGCGGCGGCGCTGCGCCATCAACGCGACCGAGCGTTGGTGCTGCTCGGATTCTGGCGGGGCTTCCGTGGCGATGAACTGCTGCGTCTGGACGTGGCCCATCTCACGCTGGTGCCGGGACAGGGGATGACCTGTTTCCTGCCGCGCAGCAAGGGCGACCGCCAGGCCGCCGGCGTCACCTACAAGGTGCCGGCGTTGTCGCGGTTGTGCCCGGTGGAGGCGACCCAGGTGTGGCTGCAGGCGGCCGACCTGCACGAAGGGCCGGTGTTTCGGGCGGTTATCCGGTCTTCGGTTTGGCCCACATGCTGGGAATCCAGCTGATGCCCAGGATACGAAACATCAAGGATCTGACATTCTTCCGGCCCGAACCTGGTAGGACCTATAAGAACATCCAGGCACTGTTCGGAGACAGCATCGACTGGCAACTGATCGCGACCCATCTCCACGACATGCTGCGGGTGGTGATCTCAATCCGATTGGGGAAGATCACCGCGTCCTCGATCCTGCGCCGGCTGGGCACCTACAGCCGGAAGAACAAGCTGTACTTCGCCTTCCGGGAAGTTGGCAAGGCCGTCCGAACGCTGTTCTTGCTGCGCTCCATCGACGACAACGAGATTCGGAAAACGATCCATGCTGCGACCAACAAGAGCGAGGAGTACAACGGCTTCGTAAAATGGGTGTTCTTTGGCAGCCAGGGGATCATTGCTGAGAACGTCCAACACGAGCAGCGCAAGATCATCAAGTACAGCCAGCTGGTCGCCAACATGATCATCCTCCACAACGTAGAAGGCATGAGCCGGACCTTGGCTGAGATGCGGAAGGAGGGGATTGAACTGACCCCCGAGATCCTGGCCGGCCTGTCGCCGTATCGGACCAGCCACATCAATCGCTTCGGCGACTACCATCTCGACCTTGATAGGGAAGTGGCGCCGCTGAGCTATACAGCGAAAGTCCTTGAACAGGCCCCATAGACGGGGAGATCCGCTATCGGGATAAGGCAATTATCATTTCGTTTCAATTGCTTAGGCAGCTTTTGGCCCTGTACGTAACGATTCCCTGCCGACCCTCTCTTTGGCGAAGAAGGGAACTTCTGAAAATGCCACTTGCAGTGGCGAGTCCGGCGCCTCGAATTACTTTGCCCAATTCATAGTCGACTCCCTTTTCGGCAACATCGCTGATGCCGGGCAGGACGAAAATCGGTAGTGCATTTCGCTTGGCAATCGCCCTTCGGTATGCTTGTGTTGGGCTGGCTCTAGGAATTCTTGCCTCCTGCGCCACATAAGATGCGCAACACCCAGCCGATAGCTAGGTGCTCCTGCCTCCAATCCGGAATTGATCAATTCTCCCACAGTGATCTTTGCGTTACCTGCCACTGGCCATCTCTCTTCCGCAAGAACGCATCGATATTTTTGCCGGAGGGGTATAGGTACGCATTGACAAATGCTGCGTCCTCATCGAAGTACATTTGTTCGATCAGGATGAATTCGGAGCCTTTCGAAATCCCTGGGTTCGAGGGCCTGACAAAGCGAAGATGATCGCCGCCGTTGCTGCATTTCTCCAGTTCTGTCGGCATGTTGCGCCAGTAGATCAGCAGCCTCGGTTCTTCGAAGAAGCCATTTGCATAGAGCCTAATATCTGGATCACGCTGGACCGCCTCAAGCAAGTCTAGAGGTGGGCATATCTCTTCCATTGAAGCCGTCAACGGGCGCGAACAACTGATGCCGGATAGCGAGAAGAGGGCACTCAAGAAGAGCGCCCGTGCATTAGTTCCTCGGGATCGGTGTGCCGTAGACAATGTTTTCATAACGCCAGCCTTCTTCGATCGTGCTTCTGTTTCTGTTCCAGAAGTATTCTGAAAAGTGAACCAGTTCATGCTCAATGGTGCGATTGAGAATGTCCAGTAGTTCGGGGCTTCGGTCGCCGGCTTCGAATCTATCGAAGTAGCTCCGGTGCACAAAGAGTTCACCGGAGCCATTCGTGTATCTTCCGTGATCGTGTTTCAGCCGGTCCGGCGTCACTACCGGGCCGGCACATGGGTCCAGCAGCTCATCCAAGTGTTTTCTTCCGATGTTCGCGGCGCGGGAAAATCCCTCGTACTTCGTCGCCGTCATCCGATCCCGCGTGGCATTGATGTAGTTCACGGTGTACGGATATTGTCGCTTGACCCATGGATGGAAGCGCAGCAGGCCATGTGGGTCGACGTATGAAAGAGGTGCGCCTCCAACGTAGGCATAGATTGATGCGCCGCCCGCCAACCCGATGGGGTCGGACGCGCAGGCGGCGTTCTGGGATGCGTTCGCCGCTGGGGGCCACAAGGTCACGGCCGGCGAGTCGCCAGCCGGCCCACGGCCCGTGCAGCTGCACGTGGTTGTCCAGGACGTGCCGCGCGTGGTCGCGGGCGCAGCTGTTCGGGCAAGGTTTGCCGGCAGGCCAGCATGGCGGCCTGTGGTCGATTTCGTAGGTGTCGCTCACGCCTCAATCTCCGTATCGGACGGTTGACTCTGCGGCAGGCAAGAGGTGATCCAGAGCCAAATCCAGCGTAGCCGGCGCAGGAGCGATGCCTTAGCAATTTCGCATAATGTATATTATGTTAAAGCTCGCAGTGGCCATTCGGTCATGGCTCGGCTCCTGCATCCGGTGGTGGCTTGCTGGTCTGATCGACCGGCACCGCACCCCCAAGGACACGGAGCTTGCAGCATGACGCATGGAAACCACAGCTGGACCGGCTGGCGCTGGACCGAGAACGGCCGTTACCTCGTTTCGCCCGATGGCGACCACATGACCGCCGAGCGCCTGCGCGGTCTGGCGTGGCGCGATTCCATGGAGCTGCGCCGCGCCGGCTATGCGTCCAGACGCAAGGCCGAGGCCGGTACTCGTGCGCGCCAATATGGCGCAAAGGTCAAGGTGGTCATCGTGGAGCTCGACGACTGGCGGGACCGCCACTTCGGCCGTGCCGGCTAGGCGGTTTTCAGCGGATGATGGCGCGAGGTTCGCCGCGCCAAGGCCGGTTGACCAGAATCGACGGGGGCCAAGGCCGCCCAGGCGCGGGTGAGGCGTTTTCCGTGGGGCTCTGCCCCACCCCCGGCGCTAGAATGCGCCCAGGACGACGCACAGGGGGATTCATGGAACGAGAGCGGCCGGAGTACCTGCCACCCATCGAGCGGCGGCGCTGGACCTTTCCGTGGCTACTGGTGATCGGCCTTGCCATCCTGGTATTGGCCGGGTACGGCGTGAAGCAGCACCTGGCCACGCAGACCGCATGGGAAGCTCGATTCAACCGCCCGAAGGCGACGTCGGCGTCAGCGACGCCCATTGTGATTCAGGGCGATGACCACGCGGAACAGATTCGACGGATCCGACAACGGCGGGAAGCCGCCGAGGAATACCTGAAGGAGCGCGCCACCTGGCGCTGCATTGATGGGACGCCGTTTCGGAAGATTCCAGGTGGCTGGGAAAACGTGCCCGGGGAACGCTGCTAATTCCGTAACGCGTTACTTCCGCGCACGACAGCGTTTGATGAAGAGCTCAACCTCAGCCGAGGCAATGCCGATGATCGGCGCGACGATGAAGATGAGCGCCATGACGATGGCACCGGGAGAATTCCAATCCATGCCCTACTCCTTTTCGTAACGCGTTACTTTTGCGGATATCGGCGAGACAGCTCACCAGCAAGGGCGCCAACGCGCTTTTGGGCTGGGGCCATGCCCCTGCCGCCCTGGCGTTCAAGGGCGCGAATGAAGTTCAACTCTGAGCGGATCGTATCGAGTAGGACGGCATCCGTGAAATCTTCCAAGGCGCCAGCAGCGGCCACCCTGGACATCTTCCTACAACCGTTGCCCTGGGCGGTGCGATTCTGCCGATAACGGCGCTGCTTCTCTGCCGGCGTCATAGGCCCGAACTCGGCATTGAGCACCGGGCGGCCGCGCTTGGCCGGAAGCATTTCGAGGGTGCCGAGGTCTTTTTCGTCACGCATCACTAAATTCCTTTTCCGCTGCCAATGATGAGATATTAAAGTAACGCGTTACCAATATCTAATGGACGTTGGTTATTAGTAACGCGTTGCTAAAGTGTGGTTGTCGGTCCCGTGTAGCCGCCGATCGTCTGGGGCGGGTTACGCGGAAAAACGTCACCACGCTCCCCCGATTTGTAGCTAACGATGGACGAGGACGGAGACGACGGCGCTGAGGACTGCACGGCGGGCGCGGCGGGCATTGCTGCTGGCGGGACCGAGGGCATCTTGTACGGGTTATAGGGCTGGCCATGGCGCGCGACGGTGCGGCACTCAGGCTGGGTGATTTCGTAACGTGTGCCCTGCTCTGTCAGGCACGTACAGCTCGGCTCCTGCTTATTGCCCTGGGCATCGACCCCACCCATCGAGGACATGCAGTAAAGCGCCGGCTGCGAGACGGGCGGGCGATCATCGAAGATCGGAGCGGTCTCGGGCATGGTGGCGAAACGCGGCAGGTGCGCCTTGGCGTAGTCAAGAGGCGTGGCAAATGTCCGGGCAGAAGGACCGGCGCCAGGTGCGCCCGAACCGACAGCACCAGGTGATGTGGCTGACGTGACAACCTCCCCGACCTCCTGGATACGAGCCTGCATCCGATGCTTCAGGTAGAAGGCCATGGCCACGACAAACACGACGCCGACGATGACCCAACGCATCCACATCGGCATGCTGCGCTTGGTCGTGACCAGAGTGGTGGACGTGAAGTAGTCGAAGACGTACTTCGGCCTGATCCAGTCCACCACGTCGGCACAGGGGCCATTCACTGCGCCTTGGTAGGCATCCCAGCGCTTGAGCTTGGTTTTCCGCTTCCACACCGAGTTTTGGCGGACGTGAACGTGGCTCTCATAGAGCCCGCGCAGGAACGGGTCGAGTTGAAGGCCCTGTTGAGCGACCAGGATAAAGTCGAAACCGCGATGCCGGTGGCGTGCCATGGCATCGACGTGAGGCGGCACCTTGGAGCCGGCGTTGCGGTTGGGGAAGACGTTGTAGCACTCATCCAGGAGCACCACGGAACCATCGGGCAACTGCTCCCACTGGGTGGGATCCGCGAGCTGATGCCACCCCGCCTTCTCGTAGTCGAAGTCCTTGATGCCGGAGGAGTAGATAGTGCGCCCCTCCTTCTGGAACTTGAAAGCGAGATCTACGGCATAGGCCGTTTTGCCGTGACCGGGCTGGCCAGTAACCAGGTACAGGGCCATGTCAGGACGCCTTCAACTTGGCCATGAAGACCTTCTGTCCAACCGCTGCGGCATACGCCGAAAGGATCAGCGTGATCGCCACGCCGATACCACTGGCCTCGAAATAGGCCATGCCAACCGGGCCCATGGAAGGCAGCAGCGCACTGATAAAGGACTTCATTGCTGGCAGTGCCACCTTATGGGTGAACATGCCGATACCGAACGCCAGGAGGATGCGGCCAACGATGCCAGGCAGGTACTGACGAGCGGCTTGGAACAGGAGCGCCACCAAGGCGCCAAGAATCTGGGGCATGTCATGCGACTCCGCGAGCAATGATGAAACAGGCGACAGCCGCGGCACAGACGATGAGAGAGGCGCGGAGCCGGGAAATGAGGAGACACCATTCAGGGTTGGGCGCACCGAACTCCGCGGAGTAGGCCTGCCCCACTACACCGGAACCGCCGCCACCGGGAAAACCCATGCACATGCCACCACCAAAACCGGACTGATCCAGATCGGAGGTGGAGAACTCCTTCTCGCCAACAGTTGGGGTGTCGCCTGGACCTTCACCGGCACCGGGGTCCTGGCTCATGCCGGTGACCTTGGTCCACTCAGGCTGACCGCCATCCCCTTCCCCATCACCCTTGCCGGCGAGCTTCTCCAGAGCGCATGCAGACCGCCACTGCATGAGTAGAGAGCTGTACTCCATGGCGTCGCACTTCTCGCCGGTACAGACCGGTGGCGAAGAGCAAGCACCACCGGAGATGTTTCGGTTCCTGCGGGTGTTGCAATCAATACGCCACTGGATGCGTGCCTGGCCACACAAGATGGGCGAGCCGCTACAGGCAGGCGGAGCGTTGCAGCTGTCTCCGCCGGCAAACGTTTCATCGGTCGTGCCCTCATCCTCGCCATCGTCGGGCTTGCCGTCACCGTCAGAATCGCGCTTGCAGGTGCCATCCTTGCCCTTGACCTCACCCGCGGCACATTGCCCCTCCCCAGGCAGACACTCGCCAGAGGGAGCCTTTACGTTGCCAGGAGGACACTCGTTCTCCTTGATCTTGCAGGTACCATCGGACATGAGAACCATGCCATTCGGGCAGGCTTCTTTGCAGCTGCCACCGGAATCCTTCACCTGCCCATCGGGGCATTCGACATCGAGAGGCGAGCAAACGCCGAGGATCTCGTTCCAGTAATACGGGGCACCCATCTGCTCGCAGTTGGATTTTGGGTCGGCAGGACAAAGGCCGCCGGTAGGCGTCCAGGTGCCGGTCTGGCCATCCCCACTTCCGGTCCATACGCCATCGCAGCCGTCCTTGCATCCGATGCTGCCATTACGCACGGTGCCCACGTAAGAAGCCCAAGGCAGTGCGCCGGTGTAGCTGGGCTTTTTGTCACAGGTACTGTCCTTCGGATATACGTACCGAGTCTCGGTTCCCTTGCGGCATGCATAGGTGTTTCCGTTGTATGTATTGACTGCCTCGCAAAAGTAGTAAGGCATGCCACCGCTAGTGCCATCTCCCGCGCGATGCGGGCAATTGCCAGGGCGGAACTGCCAGGCCGGCATGGCGTTCTGTGCGTCAGTGACTGCCTGCCTGGAATCGGAAAGGCAGGCAGCATAGGCTTCGCCTTGAGAGCCGAAGGTGACCGCAGCGCGGGCATCACCGAGCCAAAGGAGTGCAGCAACTCCGAGAAGCGCGGAAGCGAGATGACGAAGGATCACGAGTCGAGCGCCAGCCAGAGCGCGCCAAGGAGCGCGATCATCACGAAATAGCCTGCATATGCCATATGCACCCCCAGAAGTGGATCGGGCGCACCGACCGCACCCGCCGCAAGCGACGGTCACGGGCGGCACGCCCGATTAGTTAACGCGCCAGGCGACGGCCGAGATTGATCATCGCGATGACCGCGCAAGCGCCCAGGATGACGGCGCCACCAGTCCACAGGTCGGCCTTGTCGATGCTGTCAGTGAGGGCAGCGGTGACCTCACCAGCGGCGAGGGCGGAGCCGCCCATGACGGCGGTGGCGGCACCGGTGATGGCAGCGGCGACCTTGGCGGGAGCGAAGCGGGAAACGGACTTCTTCATGGTGTGACCTCTTTAGGTTTGTTCGGCAATGCGCCGTCCCTGCCTGATGAAAAAGCCAATGGCCCAGCAGCCGGCGATCAAGCCACTGACTGCAAGACCCTCGGCCGCGTCCAGCGGCGGGGGGAAACTGGACGCTGGGCCATAGAAGGGAGCCGCGCAGACACCCGTGGTGGCGTCGTAGTCAGACGCCTTGCAGTAGGCAACCAGCACGGTCTCTTCCATGGCCGTGATCGCTTAAGCCGACGCCGAGGCGCGCGAATTGGCAGGGGTCGCCAGCGGTTCCAGGACGGCGAACTTGCTGAACGAATGCACCCCCTTGTTCACCGTCAGCATCTTTCCGGGGACCATGCGGTAGCGACCCGGTGCGAACGGTGCCTGCCCCTTATCCAGGCGCACCTCATACGGGTACACGAAGCCCATCGTTTCCAGCTTCGCCGCTTGCTTGCGGGTGGTGTACTGCACGTCCTCGCCGGCGTCGTTCTTGAACGAACCGGAACGCTCATCGACCGAGCCGGGGAACACCTCGATGATGATTTCTTCATTCAGCGCCATGGCTGCTTTCCTCGTTATCGTCATCTGGGCAATCGAGTTCGGCCGACACGTGCGCCCAGTTGACACGCGCGGTCTTCGCCCACTTGGGAACCTTGTCCCGGCGTAGGGTTTCAATCAGCCGCAGTGCGTCGTCGGGCGACGGTGCGAGCCGGAAAATCTGATCGATCGATGCGCCGTACATGCGCTTTGCGTGGCGCATGACGGACTTGAAAGTGGCCTTGGTGGCTTCCTCAGTGACAGCCAGGCGCGCCATGCAGCTGGCGACGAAATCGAGGCACTCAAAGGCGCCGCGCATGTAGTCCAATGGACGCGTCAACACGTCCAGGGAAATGCGCTTCTTGGTGCTGCTGCGGAACTGCAATTCCCAGCGCACCCATGGACTGTCCAGGTCGCCAAGCTGCTTGCCCTTCTCGTAGACGCGCAGCTGCTTTTCGCTCTTGCTCTGGCCCACGTAGAACGTGTCACCGTCGCCCGAGGTAATGAACTCCCGACGCTTGGGGCGTTTGCGCTCGCCGCCGAAGCTGTAATCGAACTCGCCCACCTCGTACATGCAGCGCACCAGGGCGAGGTTGCGCACGCCGTCGAAGTCATCGAAGGCGGTATCCACGCGCGTCAGCTGCGCGCCGCACTGCTGGAGCTTCAACGCCAGCCCTGCCCAGCGTTCCGGACCATCGCCATTGGGGTCGCCGCGATGCTCGAACAGAGCGCACCCAAGGCCCGTCAGCTCGATGCGCAGCGTGGGGATGCCGCCCTTGCGCTGGGCAAGTTGGCCGCCGACCTCGATGGAGCCGGCGAAGTCGCCCCACACGTTCGTCAGAATGAACTTGTACGCGTAGAACTGACCCGGCCCAGCGTCCTTGCTCATCGTCAGGCCACAGCCAGCGAACAGATGCTGGAACGCTGCCTGGGCGATGCTGATAATGATCTGGTCCGCGGGCACGAACGGGACGCGCTCCGCCGTCACCAGTTCGCCGCCCTCCCCTGCTGCGGCCTTCTCCCGAGGCTTAGGCCCAAAGGCCCGCAGGTAAGTAGCCAGGCCGTCATAGGACACCAGGTCGCCTAGGTCGCCGCACACGTTCGGAGCCTTCGCCAGCCAGCCGGCAGCATCGAGCAGGTCCCACAGGTCCACCGAACCGGCAATCCAGTCGATCCCGGCCCACGTCCTGGACGTGGATTCCGCCGCCCTGCGGAGTTCCGCATCGACCGGGCCACGGCGATCACGGCCACGGGCGAGTGCCTCGCGGCGGGCATCGCTGCTACCTGAACGACTGACTCCCCTGTTAGCCGAGGGGAGTCCTGCGGGGCGGCCGCCGTCAGCCATTACGCAGGCCCAGGCGGCGCTCTGCCGCGATCACGTCAGCTTCCAGGTGAGCCCACGCGACCAGGCGGTCAGCACTATGCCGCGCGTGTTCGGCCGCGTCGTGCCAGTCCAGGCACCAGACATACAGCCAGAACAGGCCCCAGCTGGTCAGCAGGATGGGGGCCATGAGAAGAAGTGGATTCAT